GCAGTTGTAATTGAAAGTGTTGCAGTTGAACCAACCAAACTAATCGTTCCGTCAAATCCATTTGCGTCACTAAATACCAATGAAGTCACGATATTTGGTGACAATTCATTATAGGAACTTGTCCCTGAATTCCAACGATAAATTACGTTTGTATCTAACGCAATATAAATTGTGTCAGCCGTACCAACCAAAGGGAACGCCGACAATGAAGCGTATTCTTCAACTGTACCTGTAAACAAAGACGCCATTTGTGAAAGCGTAATTTTTTTACTTATTCCGGTTGTAGGGTCGCCTATAATTGTTAAATCTGATAAATCAGGCGCAAGTTCTGTCGCTAATTGATTAATTTTTTTGGATTCCATTAAAAAGTATAATTTGAAGGTACTTGACACCTATTGTTAATAAATGGTACTGTTAAAGTCACGTCTAATTTTACACCTGCTAAATAATCAGGGTCGCTTTCTGTGTAAAAAGTAATTGGTAAATTTTGGTTCAATGTCCAAGTCACAATTTGGTAATCTTCAGGGTAACGTAATTGTGCAACTATGTCACCGGCAACCTGTGTCATATCTGATAAAACTTCCGTTTCGTTTGTTTCTTCGTTTAACATTCTGTCCATAAAATAAAGACTAAATGAAAAACCAATTTCTTTTGCGCCATAACTTGCACCTGTCAACGTAAAAAACATTGCAGGATAGGTCACTTCGCCATTGCTCAAACGTTCCCAAACGTCCCCAAAATAAACAAAATCAATTTGTTCGTGTTGGTTTCCTATCGTTGTCAGTTCTTTGACTATTTGGTTTAATGTCATTCTTTTTTGCTTTTTCCAAATAAACTTTAAGCTTATTTTGGTTTTTAATAGTTACTTGTTTACTCATATTTTAACAACAACCAATGTTTCCCTGATAACGTTCTTCAAAGCTTTTTTTGCTATCCCCGTCACCACAACAACCATTATCACCCAACCACATTGAAACAGAATATCCTTCATTGTCAGGTTTAATTGAATCAATGCCTGAACCAAAGTTTAAATAATTTGGGTACAAAGCATTGTTTTGTTTTAGGTATTTTATAAGTCTTTGTTTATAGAATTCAGCGCGTGCGCGGTATCTATTTGCAACGTCAATCATATCCTGCATTGACGGTGATTCTTGATTTTCACCTGTTTTTCTTATTAAACCCTTATTGTAAAACTGATATGATAAACCTTGCGGCAATTCTGACATAACAAAATATATCAAACAGTCAACAAGGTAATCGTCTAATAAAGTTGTTTGTAATTGTGTAAATGTATTTGCAACAACCGCAGCTTGCAATTCATTGTACAATGCTGAACCCAAAGCGGGTAAAATATACATATCCTGCGCGGTCTTAATTTCAGGCAAAACCAATTTTTCGTCCACGTTAGCGTGTAACCCGGTTCTGTCCTTAATTGTCTGTACTGATATAAATAATGTGTTTTTGCTCATTCTATTTTCTTGTTACTATGTTTGAAACCCATTGGTGTCGGCAACTTGCTTCGTGTGTATCAGTTCCAGGTACTGTGTACCAACCGCCCTTCCTATCCCAAACGGAATATCCTAAACGTGCGCTTATTGATTCAATTTCAGATCGTGAATACATTTTATTTGCATCTAATAAAGCAACACAAAACGGGCGGCTTGTTTTTTTATCCTTATTTGAAAAACCTGTTTTCCATTCGTAAGAATAACGAATTAACAATTCCTTTGTTTGTGGTTGAATCTTTGTTAAAATATCGCCAATAGGTTCGGTTAAAGTATGTTCTATAATTGTATTTCCGTCAATTCCTTCGCCAATTGTATATGAATTTGAATTAATATAACCTTTGTCAATTAAATCCTTAATAACCAATTCAATAGTGTCAACGTTTTGGTCAAGTGTTGTTGCCAATACGTCCGGCGTTACCCTTTTGTCTTTTGCAATCAAATCAAGTACGTTTGCCTGTAATTGGCTTACGTCTGCAAACATTTGGTATTCAGAATCGTCGTTAAAGCGTGTTTTTTGCTTCCAAACATTGAAGCCGTCCTTTGTTTCGCCAAAGTCATAAAAGGCGCTAAAATCGTCTGCAAATTGTGCTTGTTGTGCCACAGGTGCAACGGTCTGATATTTTGAAATATCAATACCTGCTTTTTCCAATAGCCATTCCTTCGGTGCAATTTCTTTTAATAAGTTTTCAGTAAATTCAAAGCCAATTGGTTCGGTTGGAATAATACTTAATTCAGGGTCAACAACACCACGATATTTTGCAAGCATATTAAACACACCTTCAAGGTGCATTTGCTTACTATTAACGTAAGTATTTTTAAATATTTCGTAACCGTCGCGCATTTCAGATCGTGCGCCCAATTTACCCGCTTCAGCAATACCGAATATTGAAGGCGTTGTAATTTGGTGACCGCTAAACATATTTGTTTGTATTAATGTGTCAACACGTCCAAAGTCTTCTTTGGTAATATCTGACGCGCCTAAATCGTCAACAATTGGTTTTCTTGCGCTATCATTAACAAAAGCTAAAATAAACTTCTTACCGTCTGAACCGCTAAATCTATTTGTGAAACGCTTTTCAATATTGCGCTTTTCTTCGTCTGAAGGTTCGCCATTTGGCAAAGTAATTAATTTACTTGCGCTGAATCCTGTTTGTGCGTTTCCTAAAACGTGTTTGGAAATTTCAATGTCTGATTCAATATAATTTAAAGCGCCAAAGTAACCAGGTAAACTGTAAATACCCATATTTGGGCGGTATTCCTTAACATAAAGAATTTGCTTACCTGTTGGGGTGTTTGGATTGAATGCCGTATAAATTAATGACTTTTCATTTCTGTCTGTCCAATCTTCTTTGTACCAAAATTGCGTATTGTCTTTATTTGTACGCACTTTTGTATAATCTAAATGCCATATTTCAGCCAATTGCTTCATTTCTGACCAAATAATTTCCAAATAATAGCCACCAAACAATTCTGTGTCCAATGAAACCTTGCGGGTTAAATCGTCCAAAGATTCCATTCTGTTAACCTTTTGAATAAATGTTTCAGCTTGGTCGTTGCCCTTCCAACCGTTTCCGGTTATATAATGCACCTTGCTTTTTACAATGGCATTGTGTTTGGCTGACTTATTAAATAGTTCAACCAAATAAATTGGGTAATCGTTGCGGTCGCCATACTGAACATATCCTTCACCCTTTTTTTCCTTAAATTCAGGCTGACGTGCTTCTGCAAATGATAATACGCGTAAATCCATTATTGTCTAATTGTGTATGTGTCTGTTGTTGAATATTCAGTAAATTCAAACGGCGTTCCGACCAATGCCATTATCCCCGTTTCCAATAAATTCAAACCGGTTGGGTTGGTATTTGACGTACTTGCTTGTTCGTAAATCTGATAAACATATTGTCCATTTAAAGAAGAACCAAAATTTGTGTTGGTTACAATGGAAAATTCATTGTACCTATCCTTGTACAAACTTAAATCCGTTGCATTTAATCTAACAAACTTTACTTCTGTATTTGCGCTTCTATTTGTGAAGACAAATAAGTAATTTGGGTTTGTCAATAACTGCTTTTCTGTTAAAGTCAATATAATATTTTGTGTCTGTCCTTTCGTGAACCTAATCATATAGGTAAATAGCCAAAAATGTAATTTGTTGCACATTAAGTATAAATATGACTTATATGGTACAAATACGTATCAAAAAGTGCGTTTTATGACACATTATCGTACGAATAAGTGTTTATAACTTCCGTAATTGTCGCAGTATTACTACTGATTTTGTCAAGTTATAACTTTACTATGTTATAACAAAAGTCAAGTTATAACATTACTACATAAAAAAACCGCCGAACGAATTAACGAACGGCGGCAAACCTATAAACCTATGAAAAACAAAGTTTTAAGCACCCGGTGTTTCCAACGCAGTAGCAACAGTTGAAATTACACTTGGCGCTAACGCAGGCTCAGATCCTGTGAAAGTTAAAGTGAATCCGCTTCTGTCACCTTGCGCAGTACCTGTTGAAGCTGCATTTGCAGTCATATCAATACCACGTGTTTTTCCTAAATACCAATAAATTCCGTTGCTATCTTTTGCGACTGCAACTAAACTATTTTGAGCCAATAACAATAATTCGTTTCTTGTATTGGTTTGTAATTTGTTAAGGATAATCTGAAGTTCTTGCGCATAGAATACTGTGCCGTTTGCAACGGAAGCAGTCATTGTTTGGTTGAACATAGAAGTATCTTTTACTAAAGCATATTTCCAAAAACGTTTTCCCGCAGCCTTAGTTAAAGCGGTAATTACACCACTTGCTTCGGTTGTTGTTGTTACGTTTGCAGCTTCAGTAAAATATACTTCAACGATTCCGCCTAAACTATCGCGACAATCTAAAGAATATCCCTGTGTTAATGCGCACGGCATAATATTAAATTTTAAATTTTATAAAAATGGGGGGATATTTCACCCCCCTATTAATTAAGCCAATATGAATTTCACTGTTTCATCAGGGAATGCAATATTCACGCCCATTTTGAATTCAGATACAAAACGTACTTGGTCAGCTTCTTTTGCGTAGAAAATTTCAAACTTTTCTTCTTCGTTCAATAAGTCTGTACCGATAAACAAGTTACTTAAACGTGCAGCGTAAATTTTGTTTGTGCCATTCAATCCACCAACAGAAACAACCTTAATCATTGTACCCGGTAGAACAAACTCACCGTCTGCCTTCGCGTCAACTGAATAATGGAAACTGTTTGCGTTCTTTAAAGCAACTGTGTAAGTTCTGAACAAATCTTGACCGCAGAAAATGGTCATATCGTCAGCAGCTACAACTTTTGCAGGGATTGCTTGGTAAACACCGTCAAAAATGCTGATAACGTTAGCAGCAGTAATTGAACTCAAAGGCGCACCACTAATATAAGTAGAAGCATTTGCAGCTACAACACCCGAAGCAGCACCGATTAATTTTACTAAACCGTCAAACTTGTTTAAGTTTACGTTAACACTTGAAGTGTCACCTTGCCAAATTGCAGTTTCTAATTGTGCAGCAATTGTTTTTGCTTTTTTATCAGCAAATTCTTGCTCAAAAGGAACTGAATCGTACATTGAACCCGTAGGCAATGCTTTTTGTAAATACTTAGCTTCTAAGTCTTTTGGACAAAGTGCTTCGTTTACTTTAATTTTTCCAACAGTCACAGTTCTTTGTGTGAAAGTTGTTGAACCTGAAGCAGTAAATCCGCAGCTTCCGCCTGCCTGAAATATTGCGTCTGTGTCCATAATGTTAATAGTTTCAGCGCTTTTTACGCCAACCATAACATTTCCTGCACTCTTAATCAAGTTTGCAGTCTTTGCGCCTAATACTGAAGACGTCACTAATTGTGCTGCGTTTTGTTCAGTATATGCGGCTAATGCTGATACATCAAATGCCATTGTTATTAATTTTTAGTGTTTAAAATTGCGTTTCTATATTTTTCCAATCTTTGTTCTTTAATATCATTTGTTTTTATAAATGAATTAAAAGAATTTGGCTTTGAAATTGGGTCTGCGCTTGGTGTACTTGAAAGTGCTTCAATTAATTCAGCTACCTGTGCAAATCCTTGCTTAACCTTATTTTCCAAATCCAAAACCTTTGCGTCTGAAACTTCTTTTGCTGCTTTTATTTCAGCAATTTGCGCTTCAAATGCTTCGGTCATTTCTTGCATTTTTTTGTCTGCTTCCTTGCCCATATCTTCAGGTGCAGGTGCAGCTTCTTCTTCCGGTGTCACGTCTTCTTCTTTTGAAGAAAGTTCAATGATAATACCGTTTTCGTCTAATTGCATAACAGTTCCGTCAACCAATTGGTGTTCGCCTGCGGGTGCAGGTGTACCGTCAGGCATTGTAACTGAACCGCCAATTTCCAAAGCTGAAATTTCAACTTTTGTGCCGTCCATTAAAGAATATTCAGACATTTCAACCTTTGTTTCTTCAACAATTGGTTCAGCCTTCATTTCTTCAACAGGTGCAGCCGTGTTTTCTTCAAACAAAGCTTTGATTTTTAAAATCGCTTCCTGTGCGTTCATACTTTTTTTATTATATAGTTAAAAAATAAAATGTTTATCACTTAACTTGTGACAATATTTTTTTAATCTCGTCAACCATTGAAGAAACCTTGTTTACTTCCTTTGGTTTGTAATTAAATAACCCTTCAACACTAAAACCCATTATTTCGCCATTCTTTACCTTTTGCCAGGCTTCTTCGTTGTCAACTATCATTGAACCAAACCAAGAACCAACAGGTGCGTCTTCAAACCCTTTCATTGGCATAATACCACGCGAAGGATCTGAAATAAAGCTTTCAAATAATGTTACGTTTTCAAACTGTGCGCTTGAATCGTGCATTAAGTTCACATTGCTTTGGAATCCTTTTTTGAAAAACTTTTGTACAATTTTAAGAATAGTATCCCTACTAAAAGCAACGTAGTAATCGCCATAAGTAGCGTCAGAACGAAAAATTGGCGTATCAGCCAACATAATAGCGCCGGAAATAATGCGGCGGTCTTCATTAACAATTTCAAATTTCTGTGTTTTATTAAATGCGTTCCAATTCTTTTGTATTGCAGGACGGTCAACCAATGCAATGAAGTCAACCTGTGAATCGTCTTCAATGTCGTCAGTTATATCCAACATATATATTGGTAATTCTGTATTCATACCCATAAATAGTTTATTTTATTTAATTTATCGTTTATTCAAATCTTGCTTGGTCTTGTATTTGCTGAACTCTTTTCTGTGAACCTGAAATATCGCTTTCAACAACGTATGCACGAATTGCATTATTGCCACCACCGCCACCATTTCCGCCACCACCCCCGCCACCACCTAAACTTGGTGCAGCACCACCACCCCCGCCAAGACTTGGCATTGCGCCACCGCTTGCAGGTGCGCCAGGACTTGGTATGTCAACAAATCCAGGTTCAGAACTTCCGGAAGGTACGTCAGGCGTTTTAACGGCTAAGATTGCTTTCACATTCTTTAAACCTGCAACGATTGCCGCAGCCGCAGCAACCGCACCCAAAACAGGACCGACAACAGGAATGCCCGCTAACGACTTAAATGCCGCCGTCGCTGACATATATGTATCAATAGTCACCGCAGCAATTGCCGCAGCCTTACCGGCAACTGTATGTTCACCAATAGCCTTTGCAGCGTTCTTTAATGTAGAACTAATCTTTTGTGCATTGTCAGCACGTGCAGCCGCTTCTTTTTTACCTATTTCAACCCTTGCGTCAGCTAATTCTTTTTCAGTTTTAGTATATGCAATGCTATCAATTTTACCTTCGTCGTAAAGCTTTTTGTTTAAAGCCAATGCATTGTCAATACCTTCTTTTCTTGCTGCGTATGAAAGGTTTTCATTATTTATTATAGAATCTAAACGTGCTTGTTCTTTGTCGTCGGCTTCTTTTACATATTTAGCATCTATTTCGCCAAGTTCTGCACCGTGTTTATCTTTTAATGCAGCAATAAGTTCTTTTTTCTGAACTTCTGTATAATCAGCATTGTCCAAAACCTTTTTAGTATCTGCTTCCAAAGCTTCGTCCAAAGCAGCAACTTCTTTTTCTTTGCCGTCTTTAAATTTAGCAATACGTGCTTCTGATAATGTCGCTTGCAATTCTTCTTCAAACTTTTTATCATTTTCAGCGCGCTTTTCTTTTACCTTGTCGTCAATTTCTTTGACTTCTAATTGGTAAGCTTCTTCAGTTATCTTTTTAAGTTCGTTCTTTGTTTTTACGTCAACTTTTAAAGCGTCAATTTCAGCAATACGTGCATTGTAATTTATTTCAGCTTGCTTCTTTGCTTTGTCGTCTTCAGAAGTAATTTCAGCCAATGCCTTTTCATTTTGTAAATCAATAAGCATTTTATCAGCCGTCTTTTTATCTTCAATGGCTTGCTTATTTGCTTCGTCACGTTTCTTTTTAGCTTCTTCACCTGCTTTTGCAGTTGCGTCAGCCGTCTTTTTATTATAGTCAGCCGTCAAAACTAATTGTTCAGTCTTTAAATCCCTGAACTGTTTATTTTCGTCTTCTGTTAATTTACCTTTTGTTTTTAAGCTTTCACGTAAAGTGCTTAATTCGTTTTCAACTCTTTTTTGTCCTAATTTATAAATTTCATCTTCAGATCCGCCTTGCGCCTTTAATACTTTAATACGATTTTCAATATCTTCGTTTGCACGCTTATTGGCAACTGATAATTTGTTTAAATTACGTTCAGCTTCACTTGTTACACCAATAAAGTCTGTGAATTGTGTTACTAAATCGCCAACGCCTTTGGCTAAACTTCCCAAAGGGCTTTTCTTTATCCAATCTGAAATTGCATCAAAATTATTTATTACTAAACCCAAAGCGACAACCAATGCACCAATTCCCGTTGCAACAATAGCACCTTTTAAAACTTTAAATCCTTGACTTGTTTCAACTGTTGCAATGCCAAATGCTTTTTGTACAAATGTAGCCGTTTTTGTTGCAGCATTGTTTAATTCCTGAAATACGGTTGTACTTTTAATTACCGCGCCTAATTGTCTAAATGAATCCACGCTTTCACCGACTGCCTGTAAACCTTGCGACAATGCCATTGCAGCATTTACCTTTAATAAAGCTTTTTCAACGTCTTTATTCTCATTTCCAAATAATGCCATTGCACCCTGAAGCGCACTAAATCCGCCGGCAACACCTGCCAAAGAAGAAGCGACTGCCTTAAACTTTGCGTCGGGGTTAAACGCGTCTGTCAATGCTTTTGCGTCACCGATTCTGTCTTTTAATTCAGCGGCTTTTTTAGCTGCGTTTACTGCTTCTTTTGAAGTCGCACCAAACTTGTCAGCCATTAAACCAACCTGCGCCTGTGCTTCTTTTAATTGTGTTCGTAAACTTTTAACCGAATTATCCGTTTCTTCAAAAGCTTTGTCTAATTTTTGAACGTCTGCGGTTGCCTGCGCGGCGTCTGTGGTTATTTTTATACCAATTGTTTCTTCTGCCATTAATTCGTTTTTATTACTTTAAGTAAACTAATCTGTGTTGTTCTATATGCCAAAGGGTCGTATGATTCAACTTTGTTTAGTCTAAACAATACGCCATTTATCCAAATGTATTTGCTGAAATCTAAATTATATATGTCAACCGTATTTAAGTAAGCACGGCACGTCAAAAGTTTTGATTCCATATCCGTAATTTCTAAAATGTACGGCAAATGATATGTATTAAAAAGATTATTTGTTGGGTAAGTTGACGCAGGAAATTGCAATTCCTTTGGTGCGCCAAAATTTAAGTCAACAGTTGGGTTGGTTGGGTCGTCTAAGTGTCCGGCATAACCGTAAGTTGTTAATGAAGCTAAATTAGAACCTGCGCCATTGATTCCGCTTTTAATATGCCATTGGTGCGCAATGTTTAATTTTTTAGCCATTAAAATACGTAACACAGAATCCATTGGGTCTTCCTGTGTATTATAATTAGATAATTTATAAATAGCTGAAAAATATTTGTCAAGGTGTCCGTGTGAAGTTGGTTGCGTTAAAACAGTTGGTGCAAATATAATTTGAGAATATGCCGTGTCTTTTACAAAATCAAATTGTGAATCATATAAAAAATCACCGTATGATTGACCATATTTCTTTTTGTAGTTTTCATTAAAATAGTCAGAATCGTCAGAATATTTATACGCATAATAACGCGCATTCAATTGTGACATTGGTTTAATTGATATTGTTGAACCTGTATCAATCTTCTGTGACCAATCCAATGAATTAGTCACGGCATCAGAATAAAAATCAATATATGGTGCAATATTTATTTGTTTGTCGTTTATGTTATCCTGATAAACGTACATATTAAACATTTTAACAATACTTAAAAAGAAATCTTTTTGAAAAATTCCTTTTGGTAAGTTGTTATTTATTGAAACAGTACCATTGTAAGCAACAGTTGCTAATTGCGCAGCTAATTGACTAAAATTAAAGTTTGCATTTGATATTGTTACAATATAAGTGTTTGCAGTTACAGGTACGCTTATTTCAATACGCACTTGGTTTGTATTTAAAATATTTCCTGTGAAATCAAAGTTAAATGAATACGGGTTATTTGCTGAAATAGTTGTTTGTGTAAAAGTTTGTACTGCAACACCCCCAATGTACAAAGTCGCAGTAATTGAAGAAGCAGCGTCAGTTTGATAAACTCCGGTTATGGAAGCCAACGCCCTAATTGTCTTTGTACCGTCAGTATAAGTAAATATGCTTTTACTTCCATTTTCCGTAAAATAAAGTAAAGTCGTAGTATCAAATGGTACATTTATATTTCGTGCGGTTGGGGTGTTACTGTTTAATATTGTTTTGGTTGCGTCAATAGTTGCAAGTATAAAACGGTCATTTGTACCCTGAATACCCTGACTATTGTTTGGAATAATTAATTTTTTAAAGAAATCAGTATTAAAAAAGTCGCAATTTAAACTGTACGAAGTATCTTCAAATATCTTTTCAATGTATTCCTTTGCGTATAATGCAGGACGAAAAGCCGAAACGCTGAAATCGTCTTTATTACTTGAAACGTTACCGTAATCAATCAATGGATAATAGTAACCTGAACCTGTAATTGAATCCCAACTGTTTTGGATTGAAGTAACGTTCCAAGTATGGTTGTATTCGCTAAAATCCAAGTCTTCTAAACGCTTATTACCTAATTCAGTAATAAACCCGCCTAATTCACCAAACACCGCGCATTGATATTCTGTTGCATTCTTATTTGAAACTATTTCAAGTATGCGAATAACGCCTTTGAATATCTGTATTTTATCAATAAATACTTCACATTTAGCAGCCTGCGAAGGCGTAAAGTTTGTATTTACGTTAGGCAATTCCATATTGTGTTCAAATGAAATACCTAATTCAAATGCAAAACCTAATATCTTGTTGTTTCTTGACGTTGCAGGAATTGCAATTGTACGGCTAAACGAAGTATTACGACTTCCAAAGTCGTTTACGTCGTCAATCGTATATGTAAAGTTTGTCCCAATATCTTGCAACAGATCAATCAATTGATTTTCAATATAAATTTCGGTTCTAATCATTATCTGTATTGACTGTTTAAATATTTACCAACTTCAACTTCTAAATCAAAATTAAATAATTGGTCAGCAACCTTGTATTTGTATTGATAGTTTGTGTTGTTAATTGTTACAGGGAAAAATGCACCTTGTACTTCCATATAAATAATCGGTGACGCAACTAATTGAGCAAGCCAAGCAAAATCTTGGTCATTAACCCAATCTGAAGTCAACATATAAAAGTCAGTATGTTGTATTGCGAAGTTGTACGTAGTTTCATTGTATTTGTTGTACGTATCAATATTAGTCATTTGACTACCTGATAATTGATAAGGATTGCGTCGGTATGAAGAACGTTCAAATTGACTTCTTCGCTTATTGACAAGCCTGAATGCCATTGTATCGTACCCGCCAAGTCTGTTAAGGAAGTGAAGGTTATACTGTCGGTACTTTGGGTTACATACCTGTCTGAATCGTAAAACCCTTGTAACGGCTGCGCCAAGCGTAATATAAACATTGTACCCGTATGTGTTTTCTGTGATTATTGTTGAACCCGCCCAAGCATTGATTGCCGCAGCTTGGAAATTGAATAAGTTAAATTGTCCGGTCATTGTAATTCCACCACTTACCGCAGTTCCGAAAGTTCCGTTTTCATTTGTCGGTTGAACCCAAAGTTTATATGTACCGCCCGTAATCTTTAAGAATGTAATAAAAAATTGGTCGCCGTATTCAATAGGTATATCCCCATTGTCGCGATCTGACAACCAATCGTCCGTGTAATTCTCAATAAGTAAATTATCATAATAGCTTGACAATACCAAAGGTACGTCGCCGTTTTCCGTGAATATATCCCCGAACAAAGGCGCATAATAGTTGTATGCTGAATAAGAACCTGAAGCCAGGTTTGCAACAACTGCACCGCTTACTTCTTCGCCTATGCGCACTTGATAGTCAACTTTTATTTTATTATTTGAAGCCATTAAAACCGTGCTTCCTGAAGGTTCAAAGTAATTGGTTACGTATGCGCGCACCATTGGTGACGCGTTAAATACGCCGTAACTACCTTCACCACTTGGTGCAGGGAATACTTTGTTTCTGCTTACCTGTGCGCCGTCAATATATACGTCGTACACAAATTTAAAGTTTGTAACCCCAACATTTGTTGAAGAAGCTACAAACCAAAGGTCTTCGTGCATACTTGGATATGTAGCCGGTTGACTATTTACTGTTATTGCCATTGCTTGATTCTATTTTATTTCCTATTTGTCTAATTTGAAGCTGAACGTCACCGCCAAAAGCAACTGCCATTGTTTCAAAGAATTCTTTATTAAATACTGTTTTAATTGCTTTGTCAAAATACGAAGTTGTACGTAAACCGTCCCTTTTAATTGCCGCAGCCGTAGCGTATGCCAATGTTTTTAATGAAGGCGCTTTTTTAACTGCATTTGAAAGCTTTTTATTTTTCCTTTGGGTCTTGCTTAATTTCTTTGTCTGTGTTTCATTTGTCGTCTTTGCCTTACCTAACCTGTACCATTGCAAAATTGACGTTGCCATTTTCTTGTTTGGGTATGGTGTTTTATATTGATACGGGGAATCTGAAGCAACCTTTTTAGGTCTTGCATTTTCACCGCCAACACCACGAACCCCCTTGTTTATAAACTTATAATAAACTGAAGCCGGGTTGTCTTTGTCATATCCCAAATACATTTCATAATCATTCCCAAATTTATTGACCTTTGGTACAACCAAATCCCCAATCTTACCGGAAGCAATTGAACCGCTTTTGCTTAGATTCTTTTGTACTTCGTCGTTGAACTCCTTACCATAGAATATAAGCATTTGTTCAGCAATAGGAAATTCAGTCGGGTCAATAAGGTTGTATTGTTCACCGATTCTTTTAAGAAATCCGTCCCTAATTGCTTTTGCCTGTGCTTTGGCTTCACTCATACAAATAAATAGCTATTTCAACTCTAAATACCGCCAATAGAAAAACCCCGCTAAATAACGGGGTCTTCTTCATATTTACTCATAACATAAAACCAACTATCTTTGCCGCTTTAATTCTTCGCGGTCGTATGCATTTTTTGACTTTAAATACGCCATTGTATTCAAAAACTCCAAAGTCTTCATTTCAAAAGCTTCTGAATTTCTGATATTTTCGTGTTCGGCAACAAGTTTGGCGGTATAATGCCACCCGTAGATTCGCATAAAAGCAACACCACCGAATCCGCTTGCGTCGCCGTCATTCCCGCTTTCATCATTTCCGCCTTCATATAGTCCCGAGAAACTTCTATCCAATTTCTGTAAACTTGATAAAAAAAAACCAACGAATGGTAAACGTGTATAAAGTTAGCTTCCTGCATATCCGTAGCATAATCTTCGTGTTTGCTTGCGTCGTATTTGTCGTCAATCCATTTGCCGAACCAAGTCTTCTTTTGCGGTATAACCATTGACGCAGCTATTTTGTGCAGGTTTCCCAATGTGTCTTTGCTGAATACCTTGCTTTCAATGTAGCGTGCAGCCGGCATATTCTTAATATCGTAATTCATTCGGTAACGTCTGCCATTGACAACAATAAAGTCAACCGGTTTGCCTTCAATCGGTTCGTCTAAAAATGCCAGGTCTTGGCGCATTTCCTTTAATGTTTCAATGCTTAAACTGTCGATCTGATATTCAGTCAATCCGCTAATTACCGCCAACTGCTTTACTTCTTTGTCTAATTCTGTCCAATCCTTTTCGGGGTTGGTTAAAATAGGCATTAATTGTTGGTACTGCCAAAGGGTTAAATTATTCCATTTCATAGCACGAAGTTAGTAAAAGATTATCAATATCGTCGTCAGTTTCGCACATTTCGTCAATCTTATTTAAGATGTCCGCGCAACTAAATGGCTGATCTGTTTTGCATTGTTGTTCAACCCATTCGCGAAGTTTAATTAATTCCTTCATATATTATTTATTTATAAGTTTATAGAATATAAGTTTAGCACATTCCCAACATATTATTGAAAAAACTATTATCATAAAAATTTATTTAACCCGTTAGCGCTTGACATAATCGCTTCAGCGCGCTGCGTTAAGCTTTCAATTTGGCTTTTAATTTCTTCTTTGTCATTGCTGCAATAGTAACCGTTTGACGTAGCTATTAACGGCAATATGCCTTCCGCCCTTATAAAGTTAACTATTTTTCGCAACCTAACTTCAGAAAAGTTTAATTTTAAACCCAATGTATCACGTTTGCCATTGATTGTTTGTACTATTTCAGGCGCTTTAATTGGGTTGTCTTTTGTCTTGGTACTAAATCCTTTTATCAGAATTGGCACTAACTTCTTTTCTTCGTCGGTCATTTCCCTTGTAAGGAATTCAAAATTTGTTATCATAAAGTATTATTGGTTAATATCTGCCAATGCTAATATACGCATTTTTAATTGTTTAACTTCCAATTCTTTAATTCCAATGTTTATTTCAAGTTGTTTAATCTTTTCAATTAAACCTTCAATTTCCAATTCCATTAAAGTCGTTTGTTTTAGTTCGTAGTAATTAGGCATTTTGGTCAATTTTAGTTTGGTCAATTCGGTTTTCTGTTTGTTCGTCCTGTGCAACTTCTTCTTCGTCGTCGTCTTCAAAGTCGCAATGTTCTAAGCAATCCGGACAAATGTCCATTTCAGTAAAATTGGTGTGTGCGCCGCAGCAAGTTGAGTAAGGCATAATTATAGGTTTTTTAATTGTTCTTCAAATGTATTAATTGTTTTGAATATTTCAAAAGCAACTTGCGGAACTATTGCGTTTCCGTATGCTTTAATTGATTCTTTTTCCCAATAAGAAAAGGTTTTAGCGTCCAATCCTTCGGGAAGCCCATCATTTCTTCCACGTACTTCGGATTCAATCGGAAATTCTTCCCAGCTTCCGGGTTTTTCAATAAAATCCTTTTCACAATACTGTCGTTCCGTTTTATTTGTGACGGCGGCAAAGTCATATTTGTCGATTCGTTGCAAGTTGGCGTAGGCAATAAACCATATTCTTTCCCTTCTATGTGGCGCGTTGACGCTTGAAGCAGGAATAATAAACGGTTGTACCTCATAGCCTTCATTTTCCAGGTCAGCGCACACTTCGTCGAATACCAACCCTTCGTTCCAACTAACAAGCCCACGAACATTTTCGCCAATAACCCAACGCGGTCTGATTTCTTTAATTGCTCTAAGCATTTCAGGAAATAAATGTCTTTGGTCGTCTTTTCCTTTTCTAAGTCCTGCAATTGAATATGGTTGGCAGGGGAATCCACCTGTGAGAATGTCAATTTTGTTTGCGTGAACTGTAAAATCGGTTTTTGTGATGTCATTATAAGAAATTGAATTAGGAAAATGATAATTTAAAACTTGTTGACCAAATGGATTCCATTCGCAATGAAATACGTTATTCCAACCCGCCCAATGTGCAGCCAGATCAAAACCCCCAATCCCGCTAAATAAACTTGCGTGATTCATATTAAAGGTTTTCAATTAAAGCGGTCAACAATAAAGCGCCTGCAATAATAGCGAAGAACCAACCCATACCCAAAGAATCTTTTGCGTATTGCTTTTGACGTGCAGCTAATAATTCTAAATGTTTTTCCTGTGGTGTTTTTAATTTGTTCATATTATTTGTTATGGTTTATTTAATAAGTTTTACTTCATATCCTAAAGCAAGATATTTTTCCATTTTAAATTTTAATACTTCTAAATTAAATGATTCAATTGGAATTAAGATTGTAACCCAATTATCAGTAGTACCTTTTTTGTAAATTTTAAATGCTTGTTTCATATTAGTTTTATTGTTTCCACAAATATAGCACAGGTTTTATACAAGTTTCAAACAAAATGTGATGAACGGTAAATAATAAGTATAAACGGTTTATCAATCATATATGAGCCGATTATCAATCGTTTACGCCTCAAAGTTCCCTAATAAAGCAACTTTTGTGATTGATTAAGCAAAGGCGTATCGCCCATTCCCGCGTTTTACTGCGTGGTTTTGCCAAGCCAAAGCCAAAGCAACAACGCAGTCGTCGTGGAATCCGGACGGCGCTGAATATCTTACACCGTTTGCGGTAAACTGATATTCAAACACGTCTAATTCGTCCACAATAACCCCTTCAGGAAATCCGATTTTAGCCTGTTGAATGGCTGAAGCTAAACCTTCCATTAATTGTTGTTTGCTTTGACTTGTAAACTTCAAACCTTCAATGTTTACACCTTCGCGCAATAAGTCTTCAAGTATCGGGTCGCCAACACCCGTTGAATCCACGATTATAGGCGCAGGCGGCAATCTTTTTATGGTTTCCTTAGTGTTATGCCAATCCAATTGGAAGCGGTCAAAATAAGCCACGTTTCCGCTTTTATCTAAGCCAATGATAACAGTAAAGTCAACTGACTTTGCCAGGTCAATACCGTAACAAACAATTGTCTGTGCTGATAATGGTTTTATGCAGCGTCTAATAAATGCGTTCCCAAAAGGGTTGGCGCTATTTTCTGCGGGGTCTGCTAAATATTCTTGATTAAATACGACTTCCGGTAATTGTATTCGGGCGTCGTCAATTTCACGGGGGTTTATGTGCGGGTTGTCGTATGTGCTGAATTTAAAGCTTTGCCAATCGTTTTCACCCTGCTTCATAAATAGGGAATAAAAGAAGTTTTTGCCACGTGGCGTTGAAAGGAAAACCGCACGTCCTTCGTAATCGGTCAGCGTTGGGCGTATGCTATTTGACCAACCGTCTTCAAGATCTGAAATAAAAGCTGCTTCGTCAATAATAACCAAATGGAATTTGCGACCGCGCAAGTTATCCAACCGTTCACCTGTAAAGAATTCAATTGAACCTTCGTTGGGACAATAGATTTTAAGTTTTGATATATTGTTTTTAAATGGCAATGTCTTTGTCAGGCGTTCAAAGAATACTTGCGCCAATCCATATGTCGGTGTGACGTATGCAACTGACCCGCCTTTTAAAGCTTCTGTGATTCCAAGTATTTGTGAAAGTTCTGACTTACCAAAACGACGTCCGCACATAACGACAATAAAGCGTTTATCGGAATCCAATATTTTCCTTTGGTTAATATGTGGTGTTGGAAGTTCTATGCGCATAATGTAAAGATATGCACTTTGTAATCTATTTACAAAATGGTTTTGCCGTCAACAAATACGACTTCAATTCGTGAATCTTGTTGAACGTCAACCTGTTCTTTTGGTTTACCGTAAACACGGGACAATAAAGTGTCCATTGAATAAAGACTTCCGTTATTCATTGACTTAGTGATTGCCTTTGCAACAGTCATTTCAAGCACAGTTGCGTCCGGGTTCTTTGTCACCGCTTCCAATTCCTTTGGGGTCATTGACATTAACGCTTGTATTGAATCGTTTATTTCGTTTAATTTGTAGCCTTGTTCTTTTAACAAACTAACGTATTTTCTTGGTCGTCCTTCTAAGTTGCGTCTTGAATCTTCGCCCGCTTTGAATGGTTTTAAACCTGATATATTTTTTGCCATAATTACACAGTTTGAACACAGTTTTATCGTCCCTGACCTTTGTACGCTTTTGGTCTTTGACTATGTTTGTTATAACTCTTTTTCGCGTGTCCGCGCTTTCTTTTACCGAATGATACTTTGCGACTGTCTTGTTTAACCTTTGCCATTTAATAACTTATTGTGAATTTCCTTTAAATATTGATAATGATTCTTTGTGTCCCCTAATACAACGTGACAATACCTGCATAATGCCTGTAAATTCTCAATTGTGTCTTGTTTCTTTGTACCGCCCATTCCCCGTGCGTCTATGTGGTGTATGTCAACTGCTCTTTGTCCGCATACTTCGCAGGGAATAAAGTCTTCTAAACCATAGCCAAAGTAATCAAGATAAATTTTAGTGTGTTTCTTCATCTATTTGTTTAAGCTTACGAATCGCCCATTCAACACCTTCGTCGCCACCCCAAGCGTCCCACATTAAACCGCCGCAACCTTGTTCGTAAGGTACGTTTTTATTCTGTTGGTGTCTTTTAAATGACGCCATTCTTGCAATTGTATCGCGTGAAATTGGTTCTTTGTTTGCTAATTGGTTTGCTCTTGCTTTTCCAACAGGTGTGCCACATTCACCCCAACCATTCGTTTCTGCGTATTTTAAAGCTTTTTTAGCGTTGTTTGTCGCTGCTTCGGGATAATCTGTATATGAATCCTGAAACGCAAATTTTACACCCTTTGCGGTCGTTTTAGAATTAATCAATTCTATTTCACGTGAATTGTTGTCGTAGTGTGTACCAATGCCGTAGTGTTTAATGGTTTCCCATTTATAAGAACCATTTGTAAATTTAACCCTGCTTTTTGGTATTCCTAATTCGTCAGCAACTTTGTAAACTTCTTCACTTGCGCTTTGTTGTCTTCGTGTAACTATGTAAACTGTTTTACCTTCTGCAATTAATTCTTTTGCTTTTTTAAAACCTTTTTCAGTCGTTAAAGTATCGTCAAAATCAAAACTAACTTTGTTTAAATCCGCAGCGTAAGCGCCTGAAGCTAATATTGCCTGCCAAACTTTTATTGCCTTTTCTTCGGTGTCATATATGCAAGCGCCTGACCCAATTCTGTATTTCCCGTTTGAACATTTAATTACCGGCATTGCCTATTAGTTTTTTATAAATAGCGAATCGGTGTTTATTTACTTCGTGTAAATTGAAGTTCTTATTACAATATTCGTATAAAGCGTTTCCGTAGCTTTTACGGGCGTCAGGGTCTTTGGTTAATAGTTTTATCCAATAGTACCAATCTTTTTGGCTATTGACGTGACAGGCGGGATAAAATCCTTTGTACGGGTGTACGTTACTGACAATGGCAGGGTTTTTCTTTGCTGCGGTTTCAAGTACCTTCAAATTAGACTTCATTGAATTAAACTTTGAATCAATTAATGGTATTAATGAAATATCTGAATCCGCATAGGCTGCCATATATTCGGTAACCTGATTAAAATTGTAAATCGTTGGGTTTAGTTTCAATCCGTTTGTAAATGCGCAAATCATTCCGTCCCAAATTGGCTTTTCATCTTCGTTGAATCCGGCAATAACTGTACGTACAGGAAAATTAATACGCTTCATTGGGTTACGTAATATTTCCAAGTCTTTGCCGTGCGTTCCCGAACCTGACCAAAATAAACGAATAAGATCTGAATCCTTTTTAAAATCCTTAAACTGTTCTTCGCCGTATGGAATAGCGTTTGGCACAATTTCAATATTGGTATTGTATGGCTTTACTTCTTCAGCTAATCGTTCGTGCGTAACTGTGCAAAGGTCTGCAATTCGAAGCCAATCAATAATTTGCTGACTAACATTATTTAAAACGTAACGTTCGTGTAATATGTGCGAAGGGTCTAAATACCAATAATCGTCGTTGTCAACAACTAATTTAAAACCAAACTTTGTGCGCCAGGCGTCCATTTGTTCGGGTGTTATGTTTGCAAGCATTCTATTCATAACAACAATATCGTAATTGCCTTCAAATGTTTCTTCGCTTAATGTATCGGTCATTAAACAATAATCTTTTTGCATATTGACTATTGGCATAATGATTCTATGGTAAGCGACCCCGCTTGTTTTACTTGTTATTGCTAAAATCCGCATAAAGTTTTTTTTCTGTATGGTAAATTGGTTGGTATTTTTCCCAAACTGCCTGTGCGCGTTGTAAACTTTCGTCCTTCATTTGTCGGTATTCTGTACCATTTCCAACGTCGTGTCCAATATGTTCAGAACGTAAATCAGGTATGTAATAATTTGTAAATCCTGCAATTATTGCGCGTTCTGCATAATCACGGTCTTGCATTCCATACGGGTCGTATTCTGTATTGTAACCGCCAATAGTGTCAATCAATTCCCTTGTTATAAAATTATCGCCAAATGGCACGTGTGTTTTATGAATTCCGTCAACCAATGGTGGCAAATCTTCAACACAATGTATGCCAATAATGCCCGTTTTTGACACACGTTCTGAAAACATAACCCAATTTGACAACCAATTATCAGGTAAAAGAATGTCATTTGCTAATATACATACGCCGTCGTATGCGCGTGTCATATTTAAACCGGCGTTAACACCTGCGGCAATACCCCGTTTCTTTGTTGAAACATTGCAATTTGTCCAATTGTAAATGTCATACGGCACTTCGTCGCTGCCATTGTCAACCAAAAAACAATCCGCATTGTGTCCCGCATTTTTAAAATTTTGGTCAACAACGCGTTTTGCCAAATGGTTTCTGTTTAGGTTTAGTAAAATTACGGCTATATTCATTTTCTAATATTTGAATCAAGTTTGGTCATAGGTTTTGCTTTCAGGTTTATCAATAATTAAACTAAATCCGTTTTGTTTCATTATTTCGTTTATTTTATTCCAACCTATTGTTAGTTTATGTGTACCCTCGTAACCAACCCAATTATTCCCGTCGTTTGTCAACGGGGATTCAAAATGTATATATTTAACCCCTTTGCAATATTTAGCTAATTGTTCAAAATGGTCGTTACTTAAATGTTCAATAAAATGTGTTGCTATGATAATATCGGCTTTTATTGTTCTTTTATCTTTAAACCAATCAAATTTTGTAGGCTTAATATAATTAACTTCTTTGCATTTTGTTGAACGAATTGCAGCTTCGCAAATTTCTATCCCATACCAATCTAATATGTTAAAGTCTTGCATAGCTTGTTTAGCTAAATCGCCCTTCCAAGTTCCAAATTCTAAAACTATTGGTTTATTACAAAGCAATAATGCTTCCTTTACATTATCATAATTATAATGATTTTGTTCGGGATAACGTGCTTCTAATTCATTATGATAAACTATTTGTTCATCAATTGTCATTGTATCGTAGCGTTCGCGCCATTTATCAAATTCGTTCATTTTTTTATATTTGGTGAAAGATATTTTGCAGGTACACCGGCATATTTCATTTCGGGTTCTGATTCACCTTTAAAAAAAGCACTTGCGCCAATCATACAACCCCTTTTTATTATACTGAATTGATGCAATACTGCGTTCAATCCAATGTTTGAACCTTCACCGATAATTGAATGTCCCCCAATCTTTGCGCCGCAGCTTATTGTTACATTATTCATTATTCGGCAATCGTGACCGATATGCGCGTGTTTCATAATAAAACAACCGTCTTCAATAATGGTTGGCACTTCAGTTCCGGCGTCAATTGTAACCAATCCGGTAACAATGTTATTGTTGCCAATAATTACTTTGCCTTTTTCTTGACCCCAATATTTTTTGTGTTCTGCGGGGTCGCCAATAATACAAAAAGCGCCAATGTAGTTGTTGTCGCCTAAAATAACGTTGTCGCCAATTATGGCGGTTGGGTGTATAAAATTAGCCATTTGCTTTGGGTTTACGTCCGCGTTTCTTTATTTCTTTTTCAATTGCATTTACAACTGTTTCAAATTGTTCACGTATTGGTTTAGGTTCGACTTGTTTAGGTTGTGCCACATACCAATTGTATAAACGCATAATCATATCAAACTTACAAGCACCGCACCAAACAGACAATAAAAAATTAGGGTCTAAATACAAACGGTAAATGTGTTCGTACATTTGAAGTTCGGGTAAATCCAAATTTCGGATATATCCATTTTGCGCGCTTTCGTAATTGTTAATATTAGCGTCTAAAAAGTCGCGGTGTTCTTGTTTTATTTCCATAAATTCCATATTAATTTTGAAACAACAGGTGCTAAAAATCCGGCAATAAATATGCACGAAGTAATATTTTGTATTAATTCAGGTGCGAAATAGTGTATTGGTGCAAGCCACGCAGCCAGGCAACTTCCGCAATTAAATGGCTTGAAATTCGCTTTCCATTTAAAGGGAAGGTTATGTATATCGTTAATAAATAGTGATGCACAGACTGCGGTTAAAATTGATAAAATCATTTGCGTATGTTTTGTTTCATTTGTTTTTTGGTTTTATTTATAGTTCTAACAATTGACATATATGGAATGCCTGTTTTTCTGCTTAGTTCTTTTGCATTCTTTTTAAAATCAATTGCATATAGTTTTAATATTTCCTTATTGTACCACTGTAACCCT